CATTCATATGGATTACAATCGTTTATTTTTAAATGTTTAGAGAAAGGAGAGAGTATTGATGCAGGTGATTTCTTACCAAGTCATTATACATTAGTTCATTACGTGTCAGATTGTAAAAAATCTGATTTGTTTTTTCATCCCGCAAAACAATTAGCTAGATCTTATGATCCTACTGGTGTATCAGAATGGGTATGGGATACTGGGTTGTATGTTAACGCAGGTGATGTTATAATTTATCCGTCATACTTAGAAACTGCCTCTCCTAAAAATGAGTTGACAGATATTAGAATGACAGTTACAGTACCTATAGTTTTAAGACCAAATGAGTAAGGTTGAAAATCTAGTAATTAAAAATCTTCTTCTCGATGAAGAGTATGTTAGAAAAGCTATGCCATTTATTAAGGCAGAGTATTTTTCTGAACTTCTAGAAAGAAATTTGTACAACGTAATTAACAAATATTTTACAGACTACAGTGCTTTGCCTACAAAAGAAGCATTGGAAATTGAAGTTGGGCAGTTGGGTAATATATCAGATGAACAACATAAACAAACTATACAGTACATCAGAGATATTGATGATGAAAAATCAGAGTATGATTGGATATTAGATACAACTGAAAAATGGTGTAAAGAACGTGCTATATATCTTGCTCTTATGGAAAGTATTAAGATTGCAGAAGGTAATGATGAGAAGAGAGCTACAGGTGCAATACCTAGTATACTTTCTGATGCATTAGCAGTTAGTTTTGACAACCATATTGGCCATGATTACCTACAAGATTACGAAGAAAGATATGAATTCTATCATCAAACGGAAGAGAAAATTCCATTTGATTTAGACTTCTTTAACAAGATTACAAAAGGTGGTCTTCCTAATAAAACTCTCAACATTGCTCTTGCAGGCACTGGTGTTGGTAAGTCTCTCTTTATGTGTCATGTTGCTAGTAGTATTCTTCTCCAAAGTAAGAATGTTTTATACATCACATTAGAGATGGCAGAAGAAAAAATTGCAGAAAGAATTGATGCAAATCTTTTGAGTGTAGATATACAGCAACTTGACCAGTTACCTAAGATGATGTTTGATTCCAAGGTAAATAAAATTGCTAAGAAAACACAAGGTCAACTAATTATTAAGGAGTATCCAACTGCATCTGCTAGTGTCGGACACTTCAGAGCATTGCTTAATGATCTTGCTCTTAAGAAATCATTCAAGCCAGATATTATTTTTATTGACTACTTAAATATCTGTGCATCATCACGTTATTCTAAATTAGGTAATGTCAACTCCTACTCCTACATCAAAGCAATCGCAGAAGAACTTAGAGGACTTGCAGTGGAAGCAAATGTACCTATCGTATCTGCTACTCAGACCACTCGTTCTGGTTATGGTAGTAGTGATGTGGATCTTACCGATACCAGTGAGTCCTTTGGTTTACCTGCTACTGCTGACCTTATGTTTGCTCTTATCTCTACCGAAGAGTTAGAAGAGATCAATCAAATTATGGTAAAACAACTTAAGAATAGATACAATGATCCTACTCTTAACAAAAGGTTTGTTGTTGGTATTGATCGTTCTAAAATGAGATTGTATGATGTGGAACAATCAGCACAAAATGATATTGTAGATGCTAATCAAGAAGTAGATGCTACAACTAAAAGTTTATCTGAAAAATTTGCCAAGTTAAAAGTATGAGCGATGTACAATTTAAGAAACACAGAGTGTTTCGTGAGACAGAAGATGTAATTTTCTATGACATATCAGTTGAAGAATCTAATGCTAGTGATCTTGTTGTTCATACTGGGGCAGCTGTATCTCCACCTGATGATTTGGTGGGTGCAAAACAATTCTACATCCACCACTACCAAGATGATCACAACAGAGTTTTGTCAGGAGAAAGAACTTTTGAATTAATTAATTTTGAATGGAAATATCCATACCATATTGTGCACTTAAATGTTCATAGTGGTGCATTAATTATACCTCGTGGCACATACCATAGATCACAATCAGGAGAGGATGGATCTATTGTAATTAACCAAGCAAAAAGATACGATGGATTTGATTCTGGATCTGAATTTATTCCTGTTTCTGCAGCAGAAGCAAAAAAATTATACAAAGTATTATTGCATGAGAAACCAGTCATACATCAACTAGGAGAATGAGAGTAGCCGCTATACAATATGGTAATCATGACTGTTCTGCCTGTATCTATGATGGTGAGGTACAAAATTATTTTTTAGAAGAAAGATATAGTGGTAAGAAACATGATCTTCATCACTTTGAAATCTATAAGCAACTTCTTAAAGTAAAAAAACCTATAGATCTTCTTGTTTTATGCTATTTTGGTGATAGAACATTCATGTATGAAGATGGTCTTAAGTACCTTCATATTTTTCTCAAAGCATATAAGAAAAAACATGGGTTTATTCCCGAAGTTATTAAGGATAAAAGACATCATCTTGCCCATGCTGCAGGTGCATACTTTAATAGTGGATTTGATAAGTCACTTGTCTTAGTTGTTGATGGTAGTGGGTCATTAGATAAGTTATCTTTTGAAGCAGAATCTGTGTATCTTGCTGAGGGTTTAGAGTTCAAAGAAATATATAAAAATTTTATAAAATTGTTTCCAGAACAGATGGATTTGCCAACGGAAACAGCTCGTCTTAAAAAGTTACATCCTGATGCAGAAGTTCATCGTGAGAGTATGATGGGACTAGGGTATTTGTATAGTGCAGGTGCTGTAATGATGGGTGAAACTGCTCTCCAAGCAGGTAAAGTTATGGGTCTATCTGCCTATGGTAAAGACACTAATCAAACACATATTATTAAAGATTATTTTGTTGATGATATGATGTTTCACTGTAGGGAAGTTAACCTATTTTTTTATGGATACGGTCCTGATAACTTCAAAGACATAGCTCAGGAAATATTTGGCAAGAAAGGAATCAATGTCACTGATGAGATAACAAAAGACAACTATACACCCTATGCTGACTACGCTAAATCTGTACAAAAGGATACACAAAACGTCATTATTCGTCTAGTTCGTAAAGTTTTGTCAGCAACTGGTGTCAAAAAGTTGTGTTTTGCTGGTGGTTATGCTATGAATATTATAACTAATAATCTGTTGGTAGAAACTTTTCCAGATGTAGAGTTTTATTTTGAACCTATGGCAACAGACCTTGGCATTTCCGTGGGAACTGCTATGCTACACTGGAGAATGAGGACTAAAGACCTTACACCCAGACCTCTAACAACAACTGCATTTCACGGTTGGAAGTATGACCTATCAGGATATAAAGGGGAGGAAACTAACCTCCAAGGAGTTGCTCGACTCCTTCAAGAATCCAAAAGCGTCGCCATATATTATGGATACGCTGAAGCTGGACAACGTGCACTCGGCAACAGATCCATCCTCTACACTGCCTTTGACCCCAAGGGAAGAGAAGTAGTAAACAGGATTAAAAAACGTGAATGGTATAGACCATTTGCAGCATCTGTATTAGAAGAAGACGCACATTTATTCTTTGATCTTAAAACATATAGTCCTTTTATGACACAATGCTACAAAGTCAAAGATATAGCCATACCTTCTGTAACTCACATAGATAATACATGTAGAGTACAAACTGTAACTAGTGGACATCTGTATGATTTGCTACAGGAGTTGAAAAAACTTACAGGGTATGGTATAATACTTAATACTAGTCTCAACTTAGCAGGTGAACCATTGGTTGAGACACCACAGCAAGCCTTAGATGTTCTTGCTAAATCTGATTTAGATTACGTTTGGTTCCCAGAAACAATGCAATTATTTTCATGACTATAGATTTTGATAAGTACAGTGTATTCGTGGATGCTGTCACATCCGATTCCAGTAAAGATTTTGTCTATCTTGCTGATAGGTTGGTTGAACTTGACCAAAAGGGTGCCAATATTGAACGTCTTACCACTGCTGGCGTTGGCCTTGCTGCTGAGTCTGGTGAGTTTTTGGAGATCGTTAAGAAAATGGTATTTCAAGGTAAGCCTTGGAACGACGACAATAGAGAACATCTTATTATTGAGTTGGGTGATGTTATGTGGTACGTAGCAAACGCTTGTATGGCATTAGACATATCTTTTGATGAAGTTATAAAAAGAAACGTCAAAAAACTAGAGAAAAGATATCCTGGCGGTAAGTTTGACATCGGGGACTCAGAAAACCGTGCAGCAGACGACCTCTAAATTCCATCAAGCATTTCCTACCATAGTATATG